TCTAGAGTTCTCAAGGACTACCCTCAACGAGCCATAACACACGACGCTCAGTTGAGATTGAACACACGGCAGCACATAATGAACTTGTGTGTTCTGCGCGCAATACAGACCGCGCGAATTCGCCCTGAGAGCACTCTGGATTTTCGGAGCAGGGTCCCCACTCCATAATCGGATTGCGACGGGACCCTTTCCGCATAGGCACTGTACCTTGTAACAAAGACAAGCTTACCAAAGCATACGTCTACAACGCAAAATGGTCTTGTCTACGCGGGATGGAATGGTGGAATGAAGTCGCCGGTGAGTTGGATTTTGGTTGCGAGCGAGAGTCACGAATCGTTCACAATCGGATCCTGGTTGACCCTACATACCGTACGAAGTATGGGGGTTTCTTACACAATGGTGAGATATATGCTAATAGTAACGCTAATGTTTCGATTGCACTCCGGAGGATTTTCCGGTGTGCTGGAGGAAGTCTAGATATGGCAGCCACTCTAGCTAATAACCAACACAATTTTATCTCTAAAAGTATGCCATTCCTCGATTCGTTGAGGGATATGTACTCTAAAGATATGTGTAACTACCGGGGATTCTTAGTTGAAGCGGAAGAGCATTACGCCGATCCGCACAAAAAGAAGCATCTACGCGAAATGGCGTGGAAGGACATGTTTGAAACTGGGACGACCGCAAGTGAGCTCTGGTTAAAACATGTAACTTACAAGATGAAGAAGGATGAATGGGCCAAGCCTGGAAAAGAACCAAGAATGATTGGGGACTTGAAAGTGCCGGCCAGCCTGCAGGGTTTTATGGTAACAAAATACCTCAAGAAAGCCATGCTCGAAGATATCGAGTACCAAGACGGTATTCTACACTTTTGTGCCACACCGGACCACGGCGAACTCACCAGAGTTTTTGAAGGACTCATGAAACCTCGAGCGAGAGTATACATGACCTATTTCTCCGATGATTCGTGCGTCTCTGTGAACACGAAAGAGGGTGTCAAAATGTACAACATGGATATTTCATCGTGTGACGCGAGTCACACAGCCATGTTGTTTTACGCTCTCACCAGATTGGCTGACGGCCCAGCTGGTGAGAATCTTCGAGTACTGGTAGATCAACTGCGCGTGCCAATGCGTGTGTATGATCTATCACGGCCTACCTCAGGACCAAACAAACGGTACGCGCAGTTCGTGCGTAACGACAACTCGCCCGTTTTGTATTCAGGTTCGACGATCACCACCGTCATCAACAACCTGGCAAACATCCTAATTGGTAAGTCGATTATCGACAACCAAGCCTCCACACCAGAGGAAATCATGAGCGCTGCAAAACTTGCAGGCTATGTGGTTACTTTGGAAGAGTGCACCATTCCTGAAAAGTTACAATTCCTTAAACACTCACCTGTTCTGGACACTTCTGGCACGTACAGACCTGTCCTCAACCTTGGTGTGTTGCTACGAACCCTTGGCACCTGCAAAGGTGATGTACCGGGCAGCAACAAGATTCCACTCTTAGAGCGTTTCCAAGCGTTTGAGAGAGGACTCCTGCAAGGAATGTATCCTAATACTTCTTTTCCATTCGTCGATGCACGGAAGGCGTGTGTCGCTGGGAAGTCGAAGATTGACAGTCAGGTGTCGAAGAAGGTTGACGAGATGTTCGCTTACAAAGTAGGTGAAACCGATCAATCCACACACCATGCTGTCGACGTCTACGCACGATACGGACTATCACCAGCCGAGATAGCTCTGTTAGACGAAGAGGTTGCTACCTCACCCTTCACTTCTTACCATTCCTGCAAAACAGTCTCTAAGATACTCGAACTGGACTACGGTCTCCGTTCACCCAGTGTCATCTGAGCACTTCTCCTTTGCAAGAG